TACCGTAACAGTTAGCACCACCGGCGGAACCGATCACCAAGCATTTGATGGTATTGGCCTTCCTGGTTTTCAATTTATTCAGGATCCTATCGAGTACAATTCAAGAACGCACCACAGCAATATGGACGTCTATGACCACCTTATAGAAGACGATTTAAAGCAAATTGTTAAAGAATGTCTGGTAGAGATCTTGACTGAAGGTATGGGCACTTCTACTTCTTCTGTTAATGAAGTAAAAAAGCAATCTTTACAAAAAAAGTCTACTACACATTCAGCATTTGCAGCAAGACAGTCCGCAGAGAGAACTAGAACTCCATCTGCTGCTCTAAAAGAGGCAATTAAGGTTGAGTCAGGGGGAAATCCCATAATGGCATCTATCTTAGCTGACACAGCTGCAAATAGTCTTCCATCAATGCTAGAATCAGACACACCTGGAAAATTTGCTCCTGCGCCCACTGGTACAGCAGAAAGAGTAGTTGCAGCATCGGCACCTGAAGAATTGTTCGGAGAAGAGACTGCTTCAAGATGGGCTAACCTTGCTTTTTCATCTTCGCCAAAAAAATAATTATTTTTTCTCTAGTGAATATTTAGTTATTGACACTCTATAGAGGTATAAAATGAGACTAACAAGCAAACTACTTAAGCAGATCATTGAAGAAGAAGTCGCCAAGTTCGGAGACATGGAGTCAACCGAAGACCGCGCTAAGGATGCCGTTGAGCTTGATGCCGACGAGCTCGGATCTGATAAAGGTCTTGAGCATTCGGTTGATTTTATGAAGGCCCTTAAGATCGAAGAAACAAGACTTCGTCGTCGCCTTCAAAAGATTAATGAAATAAAGAAGACTTGGCGCAGCTGATAAAGTTATAACTAAAGGTAAAATAAAATGGGAACTCCTGGATCTGGCAGATACACTAATTATACACCTCTTAACACAGAAAGTGCTGCTCGTTATTTAAGACGAAAAGGCATTTTTAACGACAAGGCAGACGGTGACAAGGGAAACTTTGGAACACAAGCCGAGCTAGTTGCAAAAGCTGCTTCTCTGCTTGAGGCAGGTGCTGGAGATATTCAAATGTTTCCATCAAATGTTGATCTTGCATATGGAAAAGCTCCTAAGCTGGAAGAAGCTCAAGTAGATAGAGCAGGCGATCCGGCAAATCCATACGTCCCAGATTTGTCTTCACCTGGCGCAAGAGATAATGCAATCAATGTTGATCCTTTGTCAAAGACGGGTAACGGAAGTATTGCAGCTGAGGATATCAAGCCCAATTACGTACTTCCTACTTCAAAGGTTGGTGCAGGTTCAAACAGCTTAGGAACTCAGTCTCCACACTTAACCGCCGGCGGCATCGGATCAAATCCTTTGCTCAAAAATCTAACTTTAGGTAAGTCAAAGGGTACAAGCGAAGGCTAAAATATGTCTAGTCCTGGGAGCGGTAGATACACTAATTTTACTCCTGTTGCAACGGGTATTGATCCAAACTCCGTTAACAACTACATTAATAGAAAATCTTTATTTGTCGATGCCGCGGCAGAGAAATTTAGAGGTTTTACAGTTCAATCTGAAGTAGTTGATATAGCAAAATCTAAACTTGAGGAAGGCGCAGGCGACTTAAAGATGTTTCCTCTTGGAGTAAAATTAGATTTTTCCACCGCTCCAAATCTAACTGAAGCACAAGTCTCTCGAATAGGAGACCCTGCCAGCATATACGGGCCTGATTTAAGATCTCCTGGCGCTTCTGAAGACGGTACTGTCAATTTAACTCCTGACAGCAAAGAGAATCTTCCCGAAGCTGCGAAAGGTAAGTCACTTGCAACACCTACAAGTACTGTAGCCCAGTCTGCGAGCGACTTAGGTAGACAGTCTCCTCACATAACATCGGGCATTTTAGGTGCTTCTCCCATAACTAGCTTGGTAATGGGTAAATCAAAAGCTACGCTCGGCGGCTAATTGGAAAGATCTATTCAATGACTTCGCCGGGAAGAGGAAGATACACTGATTACGTCGCAGGAAGCAGTCATCATTCTGCAAAATATAATCGTCTGCATAAAATTTTTAATTTTAATTCAATGACAGAGGATAAGGGGGAGTCTAGAGGCGCTCTGTTTGGTAGTACTTCGACATTTAGACAAAACTCAATAGATGGCGCAGCCAAAGAAATTGTCAAAGACTATATTGACGTAATGACAATTGATACTGAGGCGGTATTAGTAACAGAAGGCTTGCCCGATAGCCCTGCGCGTTATTTTAATGGCAATCAGATTGACAAGCTTCCTAATACTGCTGACACTGATTCACCATCTAATTCAAATAAAGCAGGAATTCCTGCAAATAGTTATGTTCCAAATCTCAGATCGCCAGGTGCCAGCGCCGATGGGTCGATTAATATAAATCCTACGAATATTGACACATTAGAAAAAAAGCCTGTAGAAATTAAACCTAAATTTATTTCAGGTGTAAATTCTCCAAGGTCAGACTTTTTTGGCACTCGATCACCTAGCGATTCTTCTCCTGTTGTAGGAATAATTTCAGTAGGAAGAAATCTATCAAAGGGAAGTTCAAACAAATCTTCTACGTAAAAAGTTTCTTTAAATTGATCTTTTGTTAATAATTAGTTATTGACGCATTATACCGGTATTTTGAAAGGATTCAAATGAGCAAGCAATTATATGAGGAGGCACTAGCAGATGTAAAGAAGCTTAAAGAAATAGCTGAAGACAATGCTAAGCGTGCAATTCTAGAAGCAGTCACACCCAGAATAAAAGATCTCATCGAGAACCAGCTTCTTGGTGAAGCAGCTAAATCTGATGACTCAGAAGACGATCTGCTTATGGACGATATGCCTGAAGACGTGGCGCCTCCGGCACCTCCTGTTGCTGTGGATCCAGAAGCTGCAGGTGCTATTTCTATGCCAGACGAAGAAGGAAAGATAACACTCGATTTAAGCGCTCTCGCCGGTGGATCTGATTCGTCTGATGACTATGAACTTAGCATGGATGATGAAAAAGCTGTTGATGCACTCGTTCCGACTGACAAAGTAAGCATTGTAAAAGTTGAAGCTGCCGTCAGTCGTCTTGAGAGAAAAATTGTCAACTACGCAAAAGCAAGCTCAGTTTTGAGAGAGACAAAGAGCTATTTGGTAGGTCTTGTGTCAACAATTTCAGAAGTAGAAGATATGTATTCAGCATTGAAGAATGCCAAAAATTCTTCTGCTAAACAAAATTTAGCACAACGATTAAAGGAATGTCATAAAACACTGAAATCGCTCATGGAGCAGGAAACTAACATGCAAAAGAAACTCACACTAAACGAAGAAGACTTAAATTTTACTCTTAAACTTCCTGACGATGTTGAAGTCGATCTTGACGATGTCGAGATTGAGCTTGCTTCTGGTATGGAAGGTGGAGAAGAGGGTGAGGAAGAAGAATCCGATCTCGGCGGCGATGAAGGTGGAGACGAAGAGGAATCCGAGGAAGGCGGAGATGAGCTTGATCTCGGTGGTGAAGAAGAGGAAGAAGACTCCGAAGAAGGCGGAGAAGAAGAGGAAGAAAAAATGGAAACACGATGGTTAAAAGGTGACGTTGTTGTTGAGATCGACGAGAACATGCTCCGCAGAGAGATCTCTCGCATGAGAGCACTCCGCGAGGAGACAGAGCCTGCTGCTTGGGGCGACGGCGCCGGCGAGGTTTCTGATGACTTCGAGGATGAAGACCTCGGTGATCCTCTTGATCTTGACCTCTCAGAGGCCGATCAGCAAGATGAAGGCGAAGAGAAAGACGAGATGGATGAGGTCATGCAAGCCTACGAAGCTGATAAGGAGCAAGATGAGGCTGACGAGATGGACCAAGTCATGCAAGCCTATGAAGCTGACAAGCAAGAAGAGGCACAGCATCAGAAGAAGCAAGCTCAAAAGCAAGACGAAGCTGATAAGCAAGACGAAGCTGATAAGCAAGACGAAGCTGATAAGCAAGATGAGGGAGATGACGACAAGAAGCAAGCTCAGCAAAAGCAAGTTCAAGAGGCTCGCCGCCGCTTAGCTTCTGAAGCACGTCTCCAAGCCGAGGCTAAGCAAAAGGCACAACAAGCCAAGAAGCAGCAAGCCAAGAAGCAACAAGAGGCTCAGCAGAAGCAGAAGGAAGCTCAGCAGAAGCAGAAGGAAGCTCAAAAGAAGCAACAAGAAGCTCAGCACAAGCAAAAGCAGAAGCAGATGAAGGAAGCTCAAAAGGCTAAGCAAGAAGCTCAACAGAAGCAGAAGCAAGCTCAACAGAAGCAGAAAGAAGCTCAACAGAAGCAGAAGCAGGCTAAGCAGATGAAGGAAGCTTATGTCTACTATGCAACAAAGTTTAATGAGTCTGTTGATCGCTCAAGAAGATTACAGAGCATGCTCTCAGAAGCAATCGCTCGCAATGGATCATCCAAGAATGGTGCATCCACACGGTTGGCGGAGGAGACCGAGACACTCCGCGAGAAGTTGGCAGAAATGAATCTGTTCAACGCGAAGCTACTCTTCACAAACAAGCTGCTCCAAAACGAGTCGCTCACCAAGCGCCAAAAGGCTGAGGTGATTGAGCGTCTCGATGAGGCACAAAATGTTCGTGAGGCGAAGCTTGTGTACGAGAGCTTGGTGAAGGCCCTCCAAGGTGGTTCTACAGGACGAGTTGTGTCCGAGGGAACCTCGCGCGGAGTCATCGGTTCTTCATCACGTCCCGCGCGTCCTGCGGCGACAACAGCAACGATCAACGAAGGCTTCGAAGCCGAGCGTTGGGCGAAGCTCGCAGGCATCCTCAAGTGATGTGAACTTTTACAACCAACAACAATAGATTTTTAGGAGTTTATTCAAAATGAAGTATTTTAGCTTAGAACAATTAGCACAGGGCATTCGCGACAAGAACGTCGGCGCAGAGCGTGCCCGTTTAACAGAGAAGTGGAGCCGCACAGGTCTCCTCCGTGGTCTCGACGGCACACGCCGCGAGATGATGGCACAACTTCTCGAGAACCAGGCTGCTCAGGTCCTCAAGGAGAGCTCAGCTCTCTCGACCGGCGGCGGCAACGTTGCAACATCTGGTCAAATCCAGGGTTTCAGCAACATCGCATTCCCAATCGTTCGCCGCGTGTTCGGTGGCCTCGTTGCCAACGAGCTCGTTTCGATCCAACCAATGAGCCTCCCCTCTGGACTCATCTTCTACCTTGACTATACATACGGTACAGACAAGGGTGGAACATCTACAGGTGGAGACGCGACATATTCCAAGGGTCAATCCATCTACAACAACCCACGTGGTAAGGGCGTTCAGTCCGGATCACTTGCGGCTGGTGGTATGTACGACCTCGTCGGCACAGGCTACTCACGTACATCTGGTTCCTTCGCAAGCGAGAACCTCGCAGCTCTCGGTGCTTGGGGCGGTGTAAACGGTGATACCTGGTCAGCTGGTCTTACAATTTCTTCAGACAGCATGTTAAGCGGAACAAACGCTCGCTTCACCGACTTTGATCCACAAGTTCAGTCTGCAGTCCAGAGCAACGATCTCGACCTCGCCTTCGCAGTGATGGCGATCACAGGATCAGGATTCGACAAGATGGACAAGCTCGCTGTTGAGCACCTTGCCATCTTCGGTACTTCTATCACAAATAGCACAGCTTGGGGCGAGACATACCAGGGCGGTGCCGGCGTGAAGAACCTCCGTCGCCTCAACAAGCGCGGTAACTGGACAGGCTCAGTGTTCACACCTGATGCTCTCAACGGTACACACGTGCTTATGGTTGTCAAGGGTGCAAACGGAGACGCTCTATCTGGTGGTACATCAGGTGCTTCTCTCCGTGGTTCATTCGTGACAGCAGCTGGTCTCTCAGTGGATAGCACAGTTGGCTCAACAGTCACAGTGCCTTCTTTCGAGTCTGACTTCGGAACCAACCCAGCTCCTGCAATCCCAGAGATCGACATCCGAATCGAATCGATTGCAGTCACAGCCGAAACCCGCAAGCTCCGCGCTCGCTGGTCACCGGAACTCGCACAAGACCTCAACGCATACCACTCGATGGATGCAGAGGTCGAGCTCACCTCAATTCTCTCTGAGCAAATTGCTCTCGAGATTGACCGCGAGATCCTTAACGACCTTGTGACAGCAGCCAACGGTGCCAACTACTACTGGAGCCGTTCACCTGGTCGTTTCGTCAACAAGACCACAGGCGTTCGCGAGACACTCGCCGACGCATTCCAGATCGGACCGGCCTTCACAGGCACAGTTCGTGAGTGGTATGAGACCCTCGTCGAGACAATCATCGACGTTGCCAACACCATCCACCGCAAGACACTCCGCGGCTCAGCAAACTTCGTTGTTTGCGGTCCGGACGTCGCAACCATCCTCGAGAGCTCGGTCCTTTACAAGCCCAAGCTTTCTATCGATGGCGAGGGACAAGTTGGATCTCCGTTCTCGATCGG